TTTTCTAAAAGCTTCTGTGATATTATCAGGGAAGTTTTTAATATTGTCTATTACAACAATTTCTTCTTGGCTAGTCCATCTTTTCATTTGACTAGCCACTGCTTGAGTATGAGTATTGTTCATATTAGTCTCTAGGTTTACAGCCTTTGTATACACAAATAGCTAGGTTAAATAATGAAATGGTTGCAAATATTGGTAAATTAGGGAAAGCATCTTTGCTTCCTTCCATTGTTGCAACTAAAAAGAATGATAAGAAGATAACAGCAGAGGATATGAACCATATTTCCCACATAAATTGTCTTGATTCTTCTTTTTGAAACTGAGTTTGATTTGATTTTTTCATTGTGTTGGATTAAATGATTGGTAATTAAAATAAAGCTATTTAAAAGGCCCTATTTAAAGGGCCCAATAAATTAGGAATTAAGGTATTTTTTATACTTTGTACCTTTCTTTGAGGTAACATAAATAAATAACTTGTTGTTTTTTGATCTATACACTGGAAGTTTTTCTCCATGATAGATGGCCACATCATTAGTTTTTACATTAGATGATGTTGTGTCTTTCTTCTTGTCAAGGTTATAAATAGTTTGACTTGACATTGATAAAGAAAGGAAAAGGAATGCAATAATGATTAGATTTTTCATCTGATTTAATTTAAAGGTTATCTTCTATTAAGTAATAAGAAAGACTATCAAGTTCTGTAGTCTTAATTAGATTGTGGTTTTCATCCATTAACTGTACTTGATCTTCATCAATAAGTTGGATATGATACTCTGATTGAGGATGATAGAGGTTAGTCATATACATTCCAATAAAGGCTCCTAATAATAGGATGCCAAAGATTGCTAAGAATTGTTTCATTATGTTGGATTTAATTGGTTGAATAAAATAAGGCTATTAAAATATATGATATTAAATATTGAGATTAAAAAAAGATGCAAATAAAGGTGTAGAGGTTTTCTGACACACCTTTAATTGCAAATTAAACAGAGATAATTATAAAGTTATCTCTGCTGGATTGTAGATTACAATGGTCTTCGCAATGTATTCACCTTGTGCACCCTGTTTAGTTTGGGTATTCAAACCCAAAGTACTCAAAGAGTTATCAGCAGTGATTAAAGCCAATGTATCTTTGTGAACAAGTATTGCCACTCTGTTGGCATTATCCCAATGCTTTAACCAAGGTGTTTTCTCACCACTCTCTGTAGTCACTGTATTAAGGTTAATTACCTCAACACCTAATTCTCTTTTAATTTCAGCTAAATTTGCCATGTTCCTATCTATTTTAAAGGATTAATACTCCAACTTAGTGAGGGTTTTGAGCAGGGGATTTTCTTTTAAAGAGACATATCTATTTATTTCATCACAAGTTGCTTTACTTCAACTAGGGTTTTGAAAAAAGAGAGAGAAGCTAATTGCTCCTCCCTCTCTTAATGCAGTTTACCCTTGGTATTATCTCAACCTGATTAAATACATCCCGTATTTAACCACACTGTTTGAAGCTTAGTCACCATACAGTGCCAAAGTGTGGGTTAATTACTCCCATTCTAGCAGTAAACTGTCTCACAATCCCTTACTATAAATAGCTTAGAGGATTATATTGCAAGAATTATCAAAGGGATTTAAACCTATGTCTATCCAAAAATAGCACGAATTTATGACTTTATATTAGTGAGGGTTTTGGGCAAACCTGAAGGTCAAGATGCTCTACTTCACTGTGAGGATTAAAAAAAAGAAGAAGAGCCTATTGCTCTTCCTCTGCTGTAGCCAACATATCTATTAAGATATCTGTATAGCCATCATTTATCATGTCTTGCATGTCTGTTATATTTAAGATTAATACTAGTTATTTGTGAGGGTTTTGGGACTAGGTTGAAAGGTAAAAAATAACACCAACAGATTTCTCTATTGGTGTTATGATTGTTACAATGTAGTTTCAGCTTCAGCTACAGCAACTATTCTAATAGCTTTGTAGTCTCCTTGAGCACCAGACTTTGTCTCTTGTTGTAACACAAGATTAGGCATATTTGGATTAGCCTTAATCTTAGCTAATGTATCCTTATGCAAAGATACAGCAACTCTATTAGTGTTGTCCCAATGTCTCATCCACTCTGTAGGTTGATTGTCTTTGTCACTAGCAGTGTTCAAGTTTAATACTGCGTAACCTAATTGTCCTTTGATTTCAGCAATTGTTGCCATGATGTTTAGTAACACGTATTTAATGTCCTTGTAATTAGACGGTTAGATTAGAATTAATACTCATTATCAGTGAGGGTTTTGATGCGTAAGCATCAAGTCTATTGCCTATTGTTTTGATACATAACATTTAGTTATTATATACTAACACAAGACAACACACACCCAAGCCTGAGCCCAGCAGGACACAGACAAGAACAACAAGACAAAGAAACTTTCAGTAGCCTCCCAAGACACACAGACCTAGACCTGTAGACTTGCTTCCCTTTCCTATAATAATATAGGCCAGGAAAATTACTGAATTGCTTTTTCCCCTGGGGGGCCTTGTAATCCTAATTATTGGTGGGGGTTTTCACACAGGGAGGATCACACTCTCACAATTTTCATAATTTTTTAAGCTTATAAGTTGATTTTTAAAAAAATTTTTAAAGCTATAGACTGATATATTAAAATATTGTTTATCTTTGTTTCATAATTATGTGACTCTTTACTTAACTGGACACCTGTGGAAAGGGATTGTAGGGGGATAGGTCTTATCTGATAAGATGTTTATTTGATGGAGTAATACACTCTCCTGTGTGCCAGGGGAGCTAAAGGGAAATCAGTAGGCTTAAATGGTAGGACCTATATAACCTGGATTTATCACATAGTTCACTAGTTCTTATTGACTGATTTATGGTACTGTATTTGTAGGAGTTCTGGCCTCCTCCTTATAGGAGGAGAGTCTGTTACACAGGTATGGGTTTATGATTCTGCTCTCACATAGAGGGTAAAGATGAGTAAAGAGAAGTAACCTCCGCAAGGAGGGATCTTCTCATAGGGGCTCTTCCAAAAAACTTTTAGATGCAAATCTAAAAACCTTCAGATGAAAGTCTGGAAAAACTTCAGATGAAAGTCTGGAAAAACTTCTTAGTTGCATTTCGGTGCAGCTTTGATTATAACTTAAATCCTCCTTAGAGGACTAAAGCCAGGAGCAATCCTGGTAGAGGTCCAAGAGGGGGATTTTTGTTTTAATAATATTTGATAAAAAGATTTGTTTATTAAATATTATTATTAACTTTGCTAAATATTAATCTGAACTATATGACCAAAGCAATTTCTAAAAGAAAGGAAGAACTTAAACTTCAAACCCCTGAAGGATTAAAAAGTACCTACCCTTTATATCCTACAGTTAGAAGAGAGGAGAAGGAAGAGAAGGTTTTCTTTAGCACTTTAGTTAGAAAGAGATATGATGGAAAATATTATCTTATTCCTATGATGTATTCAGCAGAAACTGAAGCTAAAAGCATCCATGGGATTCATGCAATGGTTCATAGATATCTTATGTTAGGAGTATTAACCTCTCAAAATATTATAGACAATGATCAGACTAATGAAATAACTAGATTAAAAACCATTAAATAATAAAGCCATGGCTGAGATAAATACTGCAGTTACGTTTAAACCTGAGATAGATGGTCCCTCTATTCCTACTTACATGATGTTAACAGGAGACTACTTAAGAAAGTTATATATTTCTAAGAAGTATGGAACTCAAATTGTAACTTGGGTAGCTGCTGAAATAGATCCTTTGTGTATTCCTAAAGAGGATATGGAAGCATTAATAAATGCTTGGACAAAAGAAGCTGAGACGTTGTATCCAGGAGAAGGAGACCATAGAGTAAAATTGTTAGATGATGAAGGAAACAGAATTCCTATTGGGTCTGAAGTAGAGTTTATCATTGAAGAGAATCAAACTGCTTTACCTACTTGTGAAGTATCAGTTCCTACCTGTCCTGATAGAGTAGTGGTATTTCAAATATGTAATGAAAATAGTATCACTGATGATAACTTTGATATCTATTTGAATACTGTTTATATTGGTGCTGTTGATCTAAGTGCAATGGCACAAGTTGGTTCTGTATTTATAGCAAGTACTGACCCTACTTTGACAATAACTTCTTCTGACTTTGCATGTCCTATTCCTGGTATGATAGTTTATTTCTTTGATCCTAGTTTACTTCAGATAAATAATACTATAGAAATGAGAAATACTCAAGATAATGGTGCTGGAAATGCTGGTACTGTAGGAATTAGGAATTATTTACTAACAGGTACAGACTTAAGTGCTCCTTGTATAATTGCTGATCTAGTCTATGGACCTCCTAATGGAGGAGATGCTATTTTAAACTTTAGTTACACACAATGTTGTCCATAAAAAATAAGATATGAAGATAATACAAAAAGGAATTGTTGGGTTAAAAGATGCCCAATATTACATTTATCACTTAAGCATTATTAATCCTTTTTTACCGATAGAATTAACACCAAAAGAAAGAGAAGTTCTTGGTACATTCATGTCATTTAAAGGAGACCTTGCTGAGAAAGATAGATTTGGAACCACATTTAGAAAGGAAGTAAAGAAAATGCTTTCAATCTCAGATGGTGGGTTAAGTAATCACCTTTCTGCTCTTAAGAGTAAAGGTGCAATCAGAGAAGAATTGGGTAGTCTTATACAAATAGCTGCCATACTTCTACCTGAAGAGAAACAACAGTTCTATCAATTTAAAATAGTGAAAGAATAATGAAATTGCTTCATCCTGATTTAGTTGACGAGTATTACAACTCTATTAAAGACCAATATCCTGGCCTCACAAAGGAACAATGCAATCAAATTTGCTCAGCTCCTTTTATTGAAGTTAGAAAAGGTATTGAATCAGGAAGTTTTCTTAATATAAGATTGCAATTTTTTGGTACCTTTGTAGTCTATCCTAAAAGAATAAATTATTATTTAAAACTTTATGCTAAAATGTTTAAAGAGCAAAGAATTACTCCAGCAAACTATTTTAGAAAGAAAGAACAATTTGAATTAGCACTTAAAAGAAAAGAAAATGAAAGCAAAAGTAAACTTGGCTAATATTATAGCCTACATCCAGGGAAATGTCAGACAATTCCTTTTTTACAATAAGACTTTTAATTGTTTATTGTCATTACATGTCTTTGAACAGATAAATTATAGGTTATTTGTTATGAATAAAGCTTGTTATGAGAATGGAGAATGTGTTGAATGTGGATGTGCTACTCCTGCTTTGCAAATGGCAAACAAAACTTGTGATGGAATTTGTTATCCTGTAATGTTAGATGAAACAGACTGGTTAATTTACAAAAGAGAGTACAATATTGAATTTAGATATTGGAACTTAAAAAAATCAAGAGAGTTTGAATTAAGAATAACTCATAAAAAAACAAGAAGATGAGTCACTGGATAAACCCTGAAATAAACTTAGGAATCATTAAAGCAGGTTCTCCTAAAAGATTAGTCTTTATAGCTTCTGAGACTATTCCTGTAATTAAAGCAATAACTCCTTACTGTGGTTGTACTGCCACAAGTTATGACCCTGTAAAAAAAGAACTGATTATCACTTATAGTAATGCTGCAATTCCTGTTCAAGTGCAAGGAGCACAAGGAACTACCAAAAGAATTGATATTACTTATGAAGATGATAGTGTAGAAGTATTAATTATTAAAGCAACAAGAATTAGATAATGGCAAATAAACTTACCATAGGAGATTACTTAAGATTGGCAAAAGCTAATCCGACAGTAGAAAAAGAATTTGAGTATTTTAAAGAACATATCTTTAATAGAACATTAGTTTGGGAAGGAGTAACCAACCCAAAAGCAGGAGGAAAGTTACACAATGTAGCTGGAGACTCAGGAGGTTGGACTCTCTGGGGTATTGCTTACAATCACAACACTGAATCATTTAAAAACTTTGATGATTTTAAAGACACTACCTATGAAGAAGCTGCAGCTATGGCTTACACAAAATATTACAGAGCAATTAATGCATTTATCTTGCCCTTGGAAGCAAGACTTATGTATTTTGATACTGCTTATAATATGGGAAATGCTAGAGCAATTAAGTTAATGCAAAAATGTGCTAAGGTTCCAGAGGATGGAATCATTGGGCCTGCAACTAGGGAAAAAATGTTGTATGTAACAGAAGAGTGTTTATACAATGCTAGAAACACTACTTACAATAACCTTGTAAGAGCAAACATTAAATTGGGTAAGTTCCTAAAAGGATGGTTAAATAGATCAACAGCAATTTTTAAAATCTAAGTTATGGCTAAAAGATTCAGACTGTACATAGGGACAGTGTTAACCTACTTTCAAGTAGGAGTTAATGTGATTGGATTACCAGACTTTCATATTCATACTACAATTATTTCTAAGTCAATTAAAGAAACTGACCTTCACTTATACCAATAGATTATGCTACCACTTGAACTACAAATTTATTTTAATACAGATGAGACTGATAACCTAGAAAAGATGGGTATAGAGTCAGATGTAAGAAACTGTGAGACAAGGTTTATGACTTTTTACACTATAAATGCCATAGGTTCAGCCAAAGAAAAAGATGGCTTTGAACATGGTCTAATTTATACAGGAGATGAAAGTTTCTCTAGTGTATTAACTTATGAAGAACTTAAGCAAATAATTAATCCTCAACAATTAAGTATATGAGTTTATTATTTACAGTAGAAAGCAAAGTAGTCTCTCCCACAACAGAAACTCTTCTTATTCCAGTTTTTAAACAAATATGGGACAGAGATGAATCTGCAGATAAAAGATATGCTATAGAAGACTTTTCTTATATTGAGTTTATGGCTTCTATTCAAAAATCTAATCCTTATTCAGGATATTCTGAAGAACAAAGAACTGATAAAATTATTAAAGATATAATTACAAGAGCAGAATGGGATCAAAATGACCCTCTACTTTTGCAAGGTATTGCCAAGTTAAAAGAGTTTCAAGCTGAAGCTTCAGTGACTTACAATTATTATATGGCTGCTAAATCTGCTGCTGAAAAGATGCAACAATTCTTTATTGGATTTAGTATGAATGATGTAAACCTTAGAACAGGGGCACCAATCTTTAAACCTAAAGACATTACCTCAGCTCTTAATGATACTTCAAGAGTCCTTGAAAACTTAAATACTCTTAGAGAAAAAGTTGACAATGAGATATTTGAAGAGGTCAAAAAGAAAGGACAGAAAATAGTAAGTCCATTTGCAGACCCAAATAGTTTAAAATAAATGAGTAAATTAGGAGCAATCAGAAACCCAGATGGGATTTGGATAAACACAGAAGTGTTTAGAGAAGAGGCTAGGAAGTTTCAAAGGTATAATGCATATTGCTTAGACCCTTGGGGTTCTCCTGATTGGTTTACTTATTGGCAAGAACAAAGAAATAGAATCATTAATGGCTATTCTTCAGGAGGTGTAAAAATTACTGGAGATCATTATTTTTATCTAAACTTTTGTCCTATCCTTAAAGTAGAGGATATGAATGCCAAAAAATCTGCTAAAGTAACTGACTTTCCTGATTTCTGGGATGGAGATTATAATTATTTTTGGGCAAGAGAAATTGCCTTCAATGGTATAGTAGATGGTTTAGGATTTCAAACAGAGTTTGAAGAAACTTGTAGAATACATGCTAAAACATTACCTGAAGCTGAAGCACAGAAGAAAGCTTTAGAAGAGTTATTTAAAGGACTTCAACTTGAAGTTAAAATAGAAGCAGATTACCTAACAGGAGGATACAATCTTATTGTAGGTAAGTCTA